AATGTTGGTGGTATCGACGGTGGTAGCGTTGACGGTAGTGATGTTGCCTGTTGTAGCACTTGCAGTAGTAAACGTACCAGCGGCAGGAGTAGATGCGCCAATAGTAGTGCCGTCTACAGTACCCCCGTTGATGTCTGTGGTGGTTAGGACGGAGGAAGCGATGGTCATCTTGCCAGTACCACTTTCCAGTACCGCAGCTTGGGTTCCGTCATTGGCGGAGAGATAGGTGGTTTCTACATCAGACGCATTTACGGTGTCGTCTTTCAATAATACTGAGTCGATCGTAACGCCCGCCGCTGCGGTGGTTTCGCCGATGGTATCGGTGGTCAGGGTGTCCCCTGCAGACATAATGAGGTTGGTGCCGCCGGAGGTGTTGCCATTGGCAAGCACTTCAGACAATTCGTTGTTTACGCCAATCTGCGCGTCTACGTAAGCTTTGATGGATTGCTGAGTTGCCAGCTTGGTGGCGCTGTCAGACGCCATGTTATCTTCATCAAGAACGCCATCCACCGTAGTGGAGCTATTGATGTTTAAACTGGTAGATGCGGTCAGGGTAGTAAATGCCCCGGTAGACGCTGAATTTGCGCCGATCGGAGTGCCGTCGATTTCGCCGCCGCCGATATCTACGTTGTTGGAGACAAAATCTTTAATGTAGGTCAAACCCTCAACGACGTTCGTGCCGTCGCAGAACAACAGCATGGTCTCACCGTTAGGGACAGAAATCCCAGTGCCCGCTGATGTTTTTAGGGTAGCTGCTTGTCCACAACCGTTCTGAACGATGTAAATTTTAGTTGCTGTTGGGCAAATTACTTCCGCCGCTGCAGAGGGGTTCCCTGCGCCGTCATCAGACAAAATCAACATCGCAGCACGTGATTCAGAAGTTGTACCGTTCGCCGTGGTCAGCGTATGAGAGTTCGCAGTCCAAGAACTAATTGCGGCGCTACCTGCGATCGCCTCTTCGATCATCGAAGTGATGTTGTCGTTGACCGTAGTGCCCCATGTGCCGTCCAGCTCCCCAGTAGTCGGGAGGGCCAGTTTCAGGATGGATGTATATTGAGTCGCCATTTATATGTCCTCGAACTTAAACCAGCGTGTCGCCCTTGGAACCGGGTAAGGTAGTGGCGTAAATTTTAACGTGTTTTGCTAGGCTGAGGGTAGCCCCACAATCTGCGCAAGTATCTGCCGTGATTTCGGCTTCATCCAAATCGTATCCGCAATTTCTACATACGACCTGCTCTTCGTATTTAGACTGGACTACACCTTCAATTTCTTCAGCTTCTTTTACGGTAAGCATTCCTAATTCCTTATGCAGCTAACGGAACGATTTCTTGCCAGTTCGGATTCTGAGAATCGTCTTCTGGCGTCCAATTTGGGTTTTGCGTCGGGATAATTTCGCCCCAAACAAGCACATTGTTTAAGTACACCACAGCACTGACACCGGTGGCAATAGGCGCTTTTGCTGCCGCCTTAACTGTTACGGTACCGACAGAAGAAGTCGCGGCAAACCCGGTCTCCGGAACATTGGCATCCCCTGTAATAGAGGCGCTTCCAAGCCCACCTACGCCAGCAAACCCTGTGACGCTGATGTAATTGTTCGTGATGAGGGATATGGTGCCGAGCGCCGCTGTGCCCGAAACTCCCGTAGGGTAAACATTCCCCTTCGCAACTACCGATTCCTGCCCAAGGGCAGAGGTCCCCGCAAAGCCGGTGACGCTGATGTAATTGTTCGTGACAAGCGATACCGTACCCAGCTCGCCCGCACCGGAAACTCCGGTAGTACTAACATTCGCGTCTGCCGTAACGGCTGCCTGCCCGAGCGCGCTCGTACCCAGTACGCCCGTAGCAAAGACGTTGGCTTCAGCAACAATCCCAACCGTGCCTACAGCACCGGTCCCAGAAACTCCCGTGGCAGCTACATTGGCCTCTGCAACGATTGCAACAGTGCCTAGCGCCCCTACACCGGAAACCCCTGTCGGGTAGACATTTGCCTCAGCAACGACGGACTCTTCGCCCAGAGCGGAAGAGGCGGCAAACCCCGTTACCGAAATGTAGTTGTTGGTGACAAGCGAGATGTCACCCAGTACAGCAGTGCCAGAAACACCCGTAGGAGTTACATTCGCATCGGCTGTGACTGCTTCTTGACCTAGCGCCGCTGTTGCGGCGTTCCCGTCGACTGAGACATAGACAGGACTAGACCCCCAAGCACTTCGGCTCCAAGGGCCAGTTCCCCAGCCTACATACTCAATCGACGATGCCACTGTTCACTTAGGAAATGCGGATAATCGCGTCTGATGCGTCCGCAGTCGGCCAAACAATAGTGAAGTCACCCGCAGTAGAGGTCTTATCTGCACCGAAATCCAGAACCGCAACCGCTGGGTTGGTGGTGCCATTCGCGTTATAGATCAGAGCGCCACGGGCGGTAATCGTCGCGGAAGACCACGTGGTGTCCGAGAAATCAAGATACGCAGTGGTACCAGAAGAAGTCGGATTGGTAGAGATCGTGATTGCTTCTCCACCTGCGGTGTACCCAGTACCTGAAACCTCATTGGTCGCAGTGTACGCGGTGGTGGATGCTCCCAATGTGGCGGAGCTGGTGTACAGAGCGACCTTAAAGGTCAAAGCCGTATCACTACTAAAATCCATCTCGCCGTTTAAAAGGGCAACCTTGAATGATGTGCAAAGTGCCTGACTGATTGCCATGATTTACTCCTTAATTTACGGGCACTTTTACTTGCCCAGAACGGTACGTATCTTGGCGCAATTTACCGTCACCAAGATTCTTTAATAGTTTGAGCGATCGAGCGTACATGTCTTCGTACATCTTCACTAGATCCTGTTCACCCTTCATAAAGCGGATTGCTTCGACTAACGCACCATTCAGTAGGGTAGAATCAAACTCATCCCCAAGCCATGTCGTACCCGCTGTGACTATGGATTCTGGGTAATACCCATAATGCACCTCTACGGTGTATCCATCGTCTGGCGTAGGACCAACAATAAACGCAGTATCGTCGAAAATAGCATAATGCTTGGGAAGTCCAGTCGAAGCCGCACTTGGATACGCTTCACGAATAAAGTTCGTGTCTTTGTTAATCAGATAATGGTAATCACCATTGTCATCTATAACTGCGATCGAATACGGGTACAGAAAATCTGACGGAATTGCCAGATACTGATTCGAGGTGGTAAATGTCCCCGTGCTATTTTTACGAAGGGCAGGAATCTGAACTGCATTATAAATAAGCTGCTCAGCCTGCTGCACAAACATGGCGAGCTGGTCCGCTGTGAACGTATTCTCAGTGACGTCCTGAATATTGGTTGTCAGCTCAGTGTAGTTCATGTCTTATGCCATCGGGCCGCGAGCCTTGGTGCCTTTCTTTGCAGCGCCACAACCACGGATCTTGATGCCGCCGCCCTTCGCCAGCTTGGTTTTCGGCTTGCCGGGGTGCATCTTAGTCTCGTGCTTGTTAATGGCTTTCTGCGCCATCTTCTTGTCCATCTTGGCATCTTCATGCTTTTTAGCAGCCATAGCTTACTCCTACGAGGTGGTTACTGTTACGGAACCAAGGGCCGGAATTGCCGTTACCCCTAGAACCGGATTAAACAACGCTCGACTCTGCGCATACCCAGCAAAATCTGGACGTGGATCGCGAATCGCCTGTGGGTCGTCTACCGGGAACATACCGAGCTTGAGCTGCGGGTGATCCGGGTCCCAACATTGAGGACAAGCCTTAATGTGAGTGTTACGCCCCTTTACATAAACATCTTTCAGTTCACGGAGTTTGTAGCGAAATCCGCATACATCACACTCCGCAATCGCTTTCTTACCGGAAGCAAACCGGTTACTCATACTTAGTACCTACCGATTCGGGGAACCAGTCGCAATGTTGCTTTTTCCCGGTCCTCGCCAGCGGCCAAGTTAAATTGTTCGTCGTAATCCGCCTTCAGCATCTGTATGCGCTCGGCTAACTCTGGAACCTTCATCGCGATGTAATAAGCCAACCCAGCAACCAAGCAGGGTAAAAACCTGAAATTGACATCGGCGGTCTCCACGCCGCTTCCGGCGTCTTCAATTCGGCGCATCCGCCAGTAACGGAACACATAATCCCCACTGTTCGGCACAGGCCATACAGTAATCGTCGGATTATCACGGCCACGGTCCACCTTCACCTGAATCGGACGCCCCGGAGTCAGCTTGTTCGGGATCGACGAGTAAGTCGATACGCTAATGCGAGAGATCGTCAAATCAGACTGCAGGGTCGCGCTTCCATCGTTGGTGCGGATTACGTGCTCTAAAAGATCAATGGTATCTGCGGGTAAGTTGTAGGTTGCGGTCCCGTTGACGAGGCTGATACTGCCTTCGTCGATTGTCCACATGTTGATCCCACGATTCTGCCATTCAATCGTCATCAAATTCATGGAACGCCGAGCAGTACGTAGGTCATACCCAGAACGCATTTCACGTCCAGCACGCTCCCACGCCTCCTCGGCGATTTCCGTGAAGTCCAGATTAAAGGCAGTTGTACCCGAAGTAGCCATTTAGCGAATCTTACATTTCTTAGGGCGAGCGCAGCAGCCGTTGCCACGGACCTTGCCGCCTGAAGCGTACTTCTTCATGGAAGAACCGCAGCTACCACCAGAGGCCATTTTCTTCTTGACTTTACCACCACACTTGTATGGAGCAGCAGAGATTTTCTCAATCTCATCAGATACTTCAGGGATTCCCATATCTGGACCGCGATCCGTTTCACCACGCATGCCAGAATAGTGTTTGATGCGAGCCATATTCATCTCATCATCAAGTTTCTGTTGGTCAAGTTCTTCCTTAGAAGCACCGCGCTCTTTGGCTTTGCGGCGCTGGTCTTTCATAATCGTCCCAGCAGCGGCGGCTTTAAGGCGACGTGTTTCATCTTTATCACGTCCTTCCATGCTAAAACCGGGCATACCTTTACCTTTCTTCTCAGCCATGTTAATTCCTTAACCGCAGAACAGCGTTACAGAGGTGGTGCTAGTGATTGCAACGGTAGCATAGTCGTCCACAGCAAACGCGGTCAGGATTCCGTCAGCCGGAATATAGATGCCATTTGCGCTGGAATCGCCAGCCGTAGCCACATTCAGCAGAACGCGGGAGTTACTTGCGCGAGTTACTACGATAGAACCAGCACTGCCAGCCGCTACGTAATACAAGCTACGAATACGAGTTTTTGGCAGGTGCATATCACCACCATAACCAATCGTAATTGCGTCCGTAGTTGCTGCGCTCACCGTAATGGAGCTGACTGACACAAAATAATTTGTGGTGTAAACGGTGGTGTTATTACCGCCCGCTTTGGTTTCAGTCAACGCATTGCCGTCAACGCCTACGCCAGTAATAACAAAGTTCTTACCGGTTTCGTCGTCAACAGAGGTGATGCTCACTTTATAGGCACAGCCGTTATATTCCGGCTGGGTATTTGCCAAAGTAAGTGCGCCAGCGCCTGCAGGAGTAACTGTCGTAACGTAGAAATCCGCGTCGCTACCCGGCGTTACCGCCCATAGATCAGTTGTGGTAGCCATGCCAGTCTCCTATTAGGACGGGGTTACTGCGCCAGTACCGTCTGCCAAGACCCAAGTATCGGTAGCGCCGGTGCCAGTAGCGATATAAAGGTAGCTGTCGGTAGTTTGAAACGCGAGAGTGCCAGCAGCCTTACCGACGGTGTTTACAGCGTCAGCAGCATCCGCAAGTTCGGTATCGGTAACAGTGTGGATCTGAACGTAGCCAGTAGTTGCGTCAATGCTTCCAGTAACGGTACCGGTTACATCGCCTACGAAGCCAGCCGTGGAAGTGACTGGACCAGAAAAAGTTGTGCTCGACATGAGAATATCTCCGTGTTTGCAGCACTAACCACGTCATCTCTGCAAAAGTCCGCTGGGTCGGTTGACGTGGCTGGATGTCCCAGAACCTACGACAGTTTATACGTGGAAAAAAGTTACCCGTCAAGAACCCATTTTTTGTGTCCCGATACGTACTAAATCGGTGTATGTCAAGTAATGAAATACAAACATAAAAAGCCCCTCCGAAGAGGGGCCTCAATCAAGCTAAACGCTTAATTTACTTACGCACCCGGCGAACCGAAGATGCCCAGCGGATCGCTGACGCCAAATGAATAACGCTCGCGAGCCTTGTAACGGCTGTTGCCCGTATCGAAGTCTGCGTCCATAGACGTAGCCATCGGGGAACGAACAAAGTGCTTCAAGCCGTTCGGAACGTCAGTGGTCAGGAACCACGCGGTATCGGTCAGGTAGTGGTTTACAGTGTAACCGCCCGGAATAGCACCGTTGGAACGAATCGCATTGATGTCGTTGTCAGCGGTAGCTACACGCAGCTCGGTGTCGAGCAGACGGGTTGCAACGAACTGCAGTGACGGCGGGATAACCAGCTTCTTCGGCTTAGCTGCGATCAGCAGGCCGCGCTCGTCAGTCCAACCAGCGATCTGAATGATGGCCGCTTCGAGAGAGGTTTCATTCAGGTCAGCCGCAACAGACGGTTCGTTGGAGTTAGTACCACCAGATACCAGCGGGTGATCGGTTGCACAGAGTGCCTTGCCGTCGCCGTAGGTAACGCCGCTGAACGCGTTGTTCAGGACGTAGGCAGCCTTAACCTGCTTGGTGTATGCCATAGCACGAGCCAGAGCCTTGGTGTAGCGGGAAGACAGGCTGTCATACAGATTATCTTCGATCGCTTCTTCAGTGATACTGAAGCCCATTGCGATGGTTTCGTGGGTGTAGCGTGCAGTCCATGCTTCCTGCGCATTGTCATACGCGATCGCAGAACCTTCGGCTTTCACCGGGGCAGTACCAAAGCCAGACAGCTTGGTTTCTTCTTCAAAAGAACGGTCAGAAGATTCAGTTTCATAAATCTCCTTGTGCTCTTCACCATACTTAGCGTATTCCAGACCAAACAGCGCGTTGAGTCCGGGCAGCAGCTCTTTAAGGAGCTGGGAACGTGAAATTGCCATGATTTACTCCTTACACGCCAGCGTTGTTGGTCATGTGATGGCCACCGATTGTGAACTTAACGTACACGTCCGGATAGGCATCGCTCTGTGAGTTGTTAGCAAAACCAACAATCAACAAACCACCGACAGTAGTCTGTACGGTTGCGTCGAGTGCCATAGTGGAATTGCCAGTGGAAGTGCTACCGGAAGTGGTAGCGTTCTGGGCAGCCGGGAACTTGGTGATAGCACCAAGAACAGCCTGTGAACCAGAACCGTCAAGCTGTGCTTGGAAAATCACCATCGGATCGTCCACAACGTATGCCTTCACAACACCAGTGGTGCCGGACGGGTAATACTGAGAGTGGATAACCTGACCCTGAGCATTTACATACTCACAGCCCACGAATACGCCAAGAGCACCGATGCCATTGCCACCAAAGTTATTGGTAGTGATGTCAGCACCGGTACCGTCAGCCAGTTCAACGTAGCCAGCGGTAGTTAGCTGTACGACTGAGCCGTAGAAGATGTTGTTTGCAACACCAGCCGGATCAATCAGGTACTCCGTAGTAGCACCAGCGTACGGCATGCCGTCAGCGCGTTTTACGGGGCGAAGCCCGTAAGGAGCAGCAGAAGTAGCCATATTAGACTCCTAAATTAAAGTTAATTTCCGTTTCCATTTCCGAAAGTAACCTTCGTCTTGCGATCCGAGAAAAGAGGCATACGAGGGTCATTTTCGCGCATGAAATTGTTGTCGACCGAACGCATCTGAGCTTCTGATTGCTCACGATAGTAATCGTTACGCTCTTCAACCATTTCCTTTGGTGTTTTGCAAAGCATCAGACCACCAATGATGATGTTGTCGCGGAAACGCGGATCATCAACCGGACTTGAGAAAATCTCAGGGTGATCGGAGGCTTTTACAGGCTCCCAGCCTTCACGGAGTTTGGCGGAAACATTCATGGCGTCAGCTTCGCCGCGAGTACTGACTCGAACCCAGTGAAATTCATAGCCTTCCTCCGGATTCGGAGTGGGTAAGGTTTCTGGACGCTGCCAGCTACGCTTACGAACCGTTTTTTCACGAGTTTCCAGTTCACGATTTAGTCTGTTCTCAGCCATTTTGCTTCCTCATATCTAGTGCAACCTGAGCGGCGTATTGTTGGGGGGTTAAACCAAGGCGCTTAGCGATCGACAACTGTGTCTTAGTTAGCCTAATTTTCTTAGGCGCTGTGCTCCGCGTAGCGGGGGCGACAACATTTGCCTTCTTCTTAGCAGGTTTATCCTCCTGTTCGGCTCCCCCGAAATAATCTGGGAAGACTTGGCGCATACGAGAGTTAATCCTCTCGTAGTAATCATCGCTACGGGGGTCTACCCCCGATTTGACGAGTTTATTGTGCAACCCCAGCGCAAAACTCGTCATTTCTTCGTCTGGTCCGAACCACGGATTAGCTTCAGCCCATTCCGTAACTCTTGGATCAGCCGCCGGTGCTGGGGCGGGTTGTTCATTTTGTACCGCAATAGGTTCCTCTTGTAAAGCAGGAACCTTAAAATTTGCCACTCTTTCTGCTCGTAGCTTAGCGCTTGTCAGATTTTCCTGCGCAGTAACAACTGCGTCTGCGTCACCGGACTCGTACGCGGCTTTGTATGCACGCTTAGCCTGTTCCAGTTCTGCAGTAGATGCACGCTTCGCCTGCTCCAAGAGGGCTTCTTGGTTCTTGTTAACGGTACCCTTGAGCTTCTTGTTTTCTTCGAGAAGCTGTTGAGTGACACGTTCTAACTCTTGGCGTTCACGCAGGGCACGTTCTTTTTCACGACGTTCGTCGTGGTATCCCTTGCTAAAATGTTGTATCCGGTTACGAACCTTTTCAGAATATTCTGATAGTTCTTCCTCAGTTACGTCGGTAGGAGGGGCAGATTTTTTACGATCTCGATCCGCTTTCGGGGTGTCATCCACCACTTCCAGCTCGACATCATCTCCCTCTTCAACCGGCTTTTTCTCCGCTTTTTTTGCGGGTTTTTCGTCTTCGTCAGCTTCGAGTTCTACCTCAAATTCTTCCGAATCGTTTACTGCCTCATCCTTATCTGGATCAGGAAACTCATACTCCACTTGTTGAAATCCCATTTTCTACTCCTTATGCACGCGTTAAGCCACGCGGATCGGCTACGACGGCTTCAATCGAGTCGTCATTCATTAGGCGGTATTCGACACCGTTTACCTTAAATCGGGTGCCGGTATTGGGGCGGAACATGACGAAATCGCCTTGTTTACACCACGGCCCGTTCGGGAAACGATCTTTATCGGAATACGCTTCCGCTCCTAAATCCAGTACCACACCAATAAAAGACAGGATTGTCTCTTCGTGGACCGTTTTATCGGCCTTGATGATGCCGGATTCGTAGGTTTTTTCGACGGTAGGCAGTGCTACCAGCACTTTGTACCCAACCGGCTTCGGAAGCTGGGCTTCCATTTCTTCTGCGCTCACTTCTTCAGTGGTATCAGTCATCATCTTGTTCCATGTAATTACGCGAGAGGTCTTGGATTTCACGTTGTGCGGCATTCAGACCCCGAAGAATCCCACACGCTTCTCTATATCCGGCGTAGTCTTTCGCTGCGCCATCTATAAGAAATTGCTCGGAAGAAGCTTTTAACTCCTCAATCCGGTCTAAAAGCACGTCAAAGACGGTTTTTGCCATTACTTACTACCTTTTTGGTTGAGTAAGCGTCTTCATAAGGTCGGCTTTGATCTTATTGGACGCTTGCTTTTCTTGGGAGGAAATTCGCGCTCCCTCTTTTTGCGCCTCGATAGCCACCTTCGCTTGTTCCAACTGCAGTTTTTCTGCGGCGATCTGGGCGTCGGCCATGTCCTTTTGCGACTTGCGCTGGACTTCCTGCTGCTTGATCTGCACTTCCTGCTGCTGGAGTTGGAAGAGTGGGTCCTGAGCCTGTTGCTGGGCTTGCTGCTGTGCAATCTGCTGCTGATGAGACTGAGTAAGTTGTTTACCCGCATCGGCAACCAGTCGAGCCAAGTTGACTTCGACTTCTTCTGGCAGTTCTTCGCCCGGTGGTGGCAGCGCCACACCCAAGCGTTCTTCGATCTGCTTGCGGTAGCTGAAGCCTAAATGTTCTGCAATATGCGCCTGAAGCGACTGCATGATTTGCTGTGCTTGAGGGTTTTGTCCGATGGTCTGTGCAATCATCGGGTCCTGCATGAAGCTGGTATGTGTTGCGATGTGAGCGTCGTGATCTTGGTAGATAAACGCCTTCATCGGTTTGCCAACCAGTGCATTCATGTTTTCGCTGACCGGATCGGTCGGTTTCGCATCTTCCGTAGTCGGAACAAGTTTGTCGGCATTCTTGATGCCAAGCACCTCAATCATCTGGCGATGAAGCTGAGGGAGGTCGTAAATCTGTGGAGCCTGCTGCGCCATCTGCAGTACCGCTTGGTACTGCACGACACGCTGGGCCATCGTTGAAGAGTTCGGATCAGAGACTGGGATGACGTCCACCATCTCGTAATCAGAGCGGCGAGCTACCGTTTCACCACGATACGGCTCGTACGAATATTCTTCTGGGGCGTAATCGGCGATGATGGTTTTGAGAAGTTTGAACTCCTGCTTCATCGCGTAATGCACTCTGGCCTGAACAGCAGCCATCGGCTTCAGGGTGCGCTCCAGAAGTGCAAGCGTTGTTCCGACCGGTGCTTGCGCACTCATGTCGGAGATGTTCATGTCGGAAATCGCACCAAGACGGCGACCTTCCTGTGTAATGCGCTCGAGGAGCTGCAGCAGCGTCTGGCTCGGCTCCTTATATGGCATCGGCATGATGTTGTCGCGGATTGAGCCTGACGGCACGTCCACATCACGGAACTCACCCGGACCGATCGGCGTGTCATCACCTTTAACACGCAAGCCACGTGACTTGAGACCACCCGGCAAATTAGACAGGGTGCCTGCGTCTACAAGCTGTCGAATGAGAGAAGTGCCAGCACGAGCATAACCACCAATAATGTGGATAAGTCCCAGACCATAGAATCCAAATCCCGGTACATATACGTAGTGGACGAAGTGCTGACGCTTGAGATGCAACGAGTCGCCTTCTTCCCAGTTGCGACGGATTGCTAAAATCTCACCGCTACCGGACTCAATAGTCACCACATACGGCTTGGCAATGTCATCTTCATCGTCAATGCCATCAATGATCAAATCGGCGTGGATTTCATACAGCGCATACCGCTCGTCGTTAGTCAGCTCGTATCCGCCTTCTTCCGCCTTTTTCTCTTCAATATCAGTGTGGAATGTGCCCGGATCGCCCAGCTCGACATCCGCATAAAATCCTGATGCCTGCAGCTTTCTCAGCTCATTCTTTGTCTTACGCATGATGTGCGTAACACGCTCCGCAGACTCGATGTGGCTCGCACCGTAAGGCACCACCACGTCTTCCGCAGGGATATAAATAGACGTTTGACGACCAATATTCGGGTCAAAATACACCTTCTTAAACGCAGAACCTGCAAGGCCAAGGCTGTAGAGGAGGCGTTCATGTTCCGGACGATACTCGACCATGCGCTCAGTCAGCTCATAGTTCATGTCCGCTTTCACACGCTGCGCAGCTTCTTCCTTATCTTTAGTCTCTGCACCAATAATCTTGACCTTTACCGGACCTGCTGCCGGGAAGGTTTCTGACATTGTTTCCGCTTGGAACCGAATAGCCGCTTCGGCTAAGAGTGTGGAGTACACACCGCACGCGTCTTCCCACGGATCAGTACGTTCTTCGTACTTAAAGCCCAGAACTTCTAAGCCTTTAACAAAGGTATCGGCCCAGTCTTTACGTGACGCAACGTCGGCATCCACTTGTGCGGTTAAATCAGAGGCGAGTTCCGTGAGCTGGCTTTCGTCGAGGTACTCAACGAGGTTCGCATCAAACGGCCCTTCTACATTCTCTTCAATCGCACCGAGTCCAATTTCGATTTCAACGGAACCATCTTCCAGTTCAGTCATTTCTGCATCGGGTGCAATCTCGATGTCGACTTCCATCCCAACAGCGTCTATCGGCTCAACGAGTTCAATTTCTTCTTCGTCCAAGCCCATCGGTGCGGCGTAAATACTCTTATCAATAGCCATGATTTTGTTTCCTTAGTAGTATCCGCCACGACGCTGCTTAAAGTAGCGAATATCGTCTGGCTCATCCGTAGGCAGGCGAATAAACCCACCCTGACGGAACCTCATTAACGCCATGACCGTGCTGTCCACTAAGTCATCATGGCTCATAAACGGAAATCCCGCGATCTCCTCCACCACTTCTTCAGCCCAACGGGTCTGAGGCACCCAGCATAACCCAGATGCTACGATGTCAGAAACGGAGTTTAACCGCGCCATTTTATCGCCGGAACCCCTATGTGGGGTGTATTCCTGCACAGGCATACCCGTCCGCCGCATTTCTTGGTAGAGCGCCGTCCCTGCTGATTTCTTTTCCACAATAAACGCATCCGGTTCCCACTCCTGCCATTGTCGGAGCGCCATCGCCTTCAATTCCGGAAACTCGTAGCGGTCCTTAATGCTATTGAGGAGGATGATGTTGTACGCCTCGGTGTGCTCGTTGAGGAACACGCCCCACGTCGTCAGCGCCGTGAAGTCCGCACGGTTATGGGTTTCTGCCGCCGCGTCGAGGCTCATTATGATGTATTCGCATGAGGGTGGATCGTCCTTTTCCCACGTATTCCACCATTCCCGCTTGACGATCGCTGCCTCTTCCGCCGTCGGCTGCTGCTGATACTGCGCGTTCCACTGGAACACCGGCATGGATGCCTTAGTGCGGAGCAACGCAGGCAGGTCAAAAAACTCAGGCCACAGCGGCTTCTCTACCATCCTGTGGGTGGTCTTGTCCTCCAGTGTCAAAATCGCCGGGAACTCCACGACTTCATACTGATCCGCCAGATCATTTTTTGACATGTCCCGCACAACACGCCCGGTCAGGTCGTCGAGGTGCCAACGGGTTTGAATAATTGCTACGCGACCACCCGGCATGAGACGGGTACGGGCACCGAATGTAAACCACTCGTATGCCTTCTCGAACACCTCAAAGTTGCCGTTGATGACGTCCTGTTCCGAGTGGGGGTCGTCCACCAAGAGTAAGTCCGCACCACGACCGGCGAGCGCCGAGCCAATACCACACGCGTAGTACTCACCTGCTGAGTTTGTGTTCCACCGACCTGCCGACTTCGAGTCCGCCGCCAGCGTCACCGTTGGGAAAATCTCTTTATAAGCGTCTGATGCGATCAAATTACGCACCTTTCGACCAAAATCCACCGCCAAATCAGTGGTGTGCGAGACCATCATGACCTTTTTATCGGGGTGCCTGCCCAAAAACCATGCAGGAAAATAGATGGATACAAGCTGAGATTTACCATGTCGCGGTGGGATGTTGACGCAAATACGGTCTTTTTTACCCTCCGCCACGTCCATCAGCAGGTTTGCCAAAATCCGGTGGTGTTTACCCACCTTATAATCTGGCTGGATGTGTTTACAGAATGCAATTAAGTCGTTGTAGCACGCACTTGCACGTTTCCGTGACTCCAGCGTGTCCGCAATCTCGAGGATTTCTTTCTGCTCATCTGGGGTGAATGCGTCTAAATTGTCGAGGATCTCCTCGATTTCCGCATCGGTAAAGTCTGCAACGATCTCCTCAACTGCGCTCATCCGCAGCCTCTTCCTCGTCGTCGTACTTTACTTCTTCTACTTCACCTTCCAGCTCCACACCGGTCACCTCATCTAAGTCCAGCACTTCCCCGCCGAGACTCACGTCGGTCACGACGTCATCCAACTGACGCAACCGGTCGAATTTCTCCCGCAGTTTTTTCCGCAGGTCGTCCGTACTCTGGTGTGTGATGGTGACTTCAGTCTTCTCGGCAAACAGGCCGACATCGGAGATTTTACCCAGCAGTTCCAATGCACGAATACGAATCCGTGGGTCTGGGTTCTCTGTCTCGGTAAGAAGCTTGTTTGTGACGAGGTGTCGAATTTCTGCAGCATGGCTGGCAACTGCCGTGCCGAACTCATCGAGAATTCCGCGTACCAATATAAGAGAGGCTGGCGTCATCTTTGACGCATGGGCCAAAGTTACTTTGCGGTTGGTCGTGTCCTCATCCTGTGCATACGCAGTGACAAGTTTAGCCGCAACGTCTTGATCGCCGACGTCTGGCTTAATGTCCAACCCATATTCGCCCAATTCGAGCGCAGCATTACACGCCGCCTCTGCGTACTGCCGCAGATCGGCAAAATCCACATCGGGGGAGAGTGGCACCCCAATATCCGGACTGAGCATCATGTTCATATTTTCGCAAGTCATGTAGTGACCGTTGTCGAATTATACGCAGTGATGAAATTTTTTTGCAAGGGGGACCCGTGGGACTCCTATAGGGGGGTGTTTCTATA